ACGTCAATAGCATTAACTACGTTTGGTGCGTATGATGTTGAGCCGGAATCATATATCCCGAGGATCTTAATTACATCTGAGATATAAAGAGATTGCTTTTTTCCAGGTTCTTTCAGATTGCTTAATGCGGTGCCTCCTGTGAACCAAACGTGCGCGTTAGACGAATCCACTTTGGTGTTTGTTGATCCAGTTACTGCAGTTCCATTGTTCTCAGAATCAGTTGATCTCAGAGCCGTTATAGAAGAATTTCCAGAAAGAGTTTTGGTTCTCTTAAGAACTGAATTAGCTCCCTCAATTTCGACAGTAATGAACATATCAGCTTTAAATGAGTTGTTAGCTATAGTATTAATTACTATTTGTTCATCGCTAATTGAAGTTATATTATTTCCACTACCATCAAAAACTATAACATCGCCGGTTCTGAGGTTTGATGTTAATTTATCTCTCACCATCAAAAGAACGTTTTGGTTGGATGTTATGCTTGAAACTATACCAGCTCCTCCGAAAACGAATTTCTCGTAACTATTCATCGGAGCCGAATATGAAACTCCAGAAGTTAGAGTTAAAGAACCTCCGGAAGTAAAGGATACATCAGAAATATATTTTCTATGCCTGAAAGTCATCCCCTTCATAACCTCGCCGCGAACCAAATATGATTCAGGGAGTTTGTAAATAAGAGAATTCTTGTTTGTCTCGAACAACGTAGTTCCGGCAGAACTTCTTCCCGTAATTTCAGCAGTAGCATAATATGGAGTGGCTGCATTTTGAGAAGCAAACACATCTCCAGTCCATGGTACTTCTGGGTTCATTACTAATGATCTGGCGTCTTTTAATCCGAACCTAAAAGAAACCTTTGTACTGGCAGTTGGAGCAACGCCCAGCGCAGGGCTAACTGTAGCGACTTTTGTAGTTTCGTTGTAATTAGTTATTTGTCCATCATACGGATATCCAGGTCCAGCAACAATACTTATGCTAACGTTATTATATGCATTGCTATATGCAGACATGCTAGCTGGCAGGTTTATTGTTGTCGTAGTTCCGCCAGTCGCATTAAAAGATATGGGTCTAGCATTGGCGTTCAGAACATACACATAATATATTGGCGAACCAGAGCCAGAAATTCCAGCATATTCTACGTTTCGTATTCTAGCTGTTCCAATTTTGGTTCTATTGTAAGTTAAAGTGCTGCTGGGATTAATGTTCGCGCTGGGAACTATATGAAGGTCTGCAACCCCGAAGTTGTATGCATCGAAGAAACCGTTGCTTCCGTTTCTAAGTCCAGTGCAAACAAGGTAATTTCCATATTCCATGGAAAGGTCATAATCAACAGAAGTTGAAGTTGATCTTGCTTTGGGAGCCTTAAATTTAGTTGTGCTTATTGTCTCAAATTCATAACCCTTGACATATGCCTTTCCTGGCTCTATGTTGATTATATAATTTTGCGCATTAGAATCATCTTCAGAAGTGGTTATTCTGAATGGCGTGACGGTGAAACTTCCAGACTGATCGTCAGTCCTTCTTGCCAGCGTTTTGTTTATCTCAGAATATAAAGGATATTCTACCTGCTTTGTTATTACTCCATTCTCAATTCGAAGAAGCTCGAAGAAAGTGGTTGAGTCCTGAGAATCTAAAGTTCTCTTTGTCAGGTTTAATTTAAACTGATATCTTGTTGCGCCAGGTGCCTGGTAATTAAATGATTCTTGCGCTGGATCGAGAAGATTAGTATCAGTAGATTCGTCTACAATATTGTCTTCAATTTCAAGACCAATTTTGTATGTTGGAGTCGTCAACTGCGAGTCTAGAACAATAGTTTGTTCTGGGACATATACGAAGAAACCGTCAACGTAAAAGATACCTTCATTAATACTTGCGACCGATCCAACGTACGAAGAGTTGGATGAGGTTGTTGTGGCAGTTATTGAAGGAGCGTCGAGAACTTCAAGTTGTTCGTTATCTCCAAAAGTTCCAGCAGTAAGATAACGAACTAAAAGAGCGCCGCCTACAGAAGAAGATTCAACGCTATCATCTACTGCAACAACGACTGCTTTTTTTACAGTAGATCCAGTGGAATTGGTTATAATTTGACCCGAAAAGTCTGCTACAGAATAGTCGTCGCTGGCATTCAGAAACAAAGAAGATACTGCGTTATCAAACGTTAAATGTCCGCCTTGAACTGGAGACCCGTCTTTAAAAATGTGATCTCCAAATGATTTGATCTGGTTTTGAAGAATCGATTGAATTTGAGTCAGTTCGCGAGCTTGTACTGCATATCCTGGGCGGAACAGAACGCGCATATAATTCTGTTCTCTAGCGCCTGATTCGCCCTCAAAATCATCGTAATATGGTTCTACATTGAAATCCATGGTTTTTTAACCCTATTTTAGTGAAATTGCGAGCCTGATTTGCTCTGTTTGTTTTGAAGAACGAATGATACCTGCAGTGTTATTTATATAGAGAATTTTTCCGCTATATTGTCTGAACAATGGTGATAATATGTCGTTAACTGTTGTGGTAATTCCAGATTCTTCACCAATTAATGCTTTATTGAATGATATTGATCCTATGGGATTTATTACGTGGAGGATTTTCAGTGAAGGGTCCCACTTAACGACAGTAGCTTTGAAGGTTTGATTAGAAACGCTTCCTTGGTACACGAGCTCATCCATACGGAAAGTTGTATTTGCTGCCAATCCTTGAGTTTCTATTTTCGTTGTAAGATCATAGTTGATCGCAATAGCACTTGTACCATCGGTTAATAATGGATCTTTAATCATACATATTTGATGGTAATCGAAGACGTCGGAACCAACTGCAGCTTCAACTGGAATTGTGTCGTTTTCGTCTTCCTCCAAGTCTACGGAGATTAATATATTTCCTGCCCCAAGTTCATAAACTGGATCGTATCCGTGTCCATTTTGCGGGCTTATAACTGGAATTAAGTTAGCGCCAGAACCACCAACCCCACTAATTGCAATCGTCGCATATGTATATCCACTTCCAACGTCGAGAGTGTTTATATCATAAATGGATCCAGAAGAGTTCACTTTTGCTGAATATCTGGCGCCTGTGCCGTCTCCGGAAATGGTTAATATATTTGCATTTGCTGCAGCCTGATTTGAATTATATCCTGTGCCAGAAGAAACTATTTTGAGAATATCGATAGATCCTGACGTCGCATAGTTGGCGACATCATAGTTTCTTAAAACAGGCATCCATTCTGCAGTGAAGAATTTTCTCTTCGAAGCTGAGTCTATGGTGTAAAGATACTTCCATTTATATCCATCACCAGTTTCTATGAAGACGCTTTCCGGAAGGTTTCCTCCGATCGTTAATTCCGGCATTTCTGTAGAAACATCGCCCATCTTATTATAGAGGCACTTGAAGACTTGGTCTTTACTATTTCTAACATAAAAGTCCAAAGCGAATTCTGGGTACGTGTCCTCAATCTTATATGCGACGTTACTGACATAAGATTGAGTGAACGGAACGTCTACAGTAAGGTAGTTTGAATTAGCTATAGTTACAACTTGCCGTTCTTCGCGAGAACCTTCTGATCCATCTCCATTTAATCTCAGTATGTCGCCGTTATTGAACGTTGAAGTAAAATTCGAATTAGTTCCAACAACTATAGAAGATCCGCTCGATACGTTTACTGTTCCATTTGCAGATGTTGCCGTTGTTGTAGAAAACATATCTAACGTATTATCATACATATCATAAACGACGTTGGCTTCCCAATCCCTTCTACGAATAACTGCAGTCATGTTTTGCGCAGTTATTTTTTTCAGAGCAACCAAATTTTTATAAACGTCATTTATCGTATCAGTAGATTGATCAGGATATAAAACCTGAGATCCGTTTTGAGCCCAGTTCGGGACTCTTCCTATTCCAAGGTATACGTTTGAAGTTTCACTCGATATCATATCGATGAAATTGTCAAAAATAACGTTCTTTTGATAATTCGTGAGCAGAGTATTCATTTCTTACACCGAGATGATTATGTAGCTTTGACTATTTATAGAAGGATTTATGCTGTAAATTACGTTGCTCGCATTCGTCGAGAAGTTGGTATTTGCAATATTCAACGTAACCATATTATCCGAAACGCTCAAAACTTTTCCAGTGTTTGACGTTCCGTTGTTCATAAATGTAATTTCATCATTCGCTATGAGCTCTGTGGATGAAGTAGAGACGATAACGACGTTTGATCCGTTCGTCAAAGACAGTTTATTGTTAGCAATGTAAATCAAACTACTTTCCAATGTCAATACGGTATTGCTTACGACGTTGGATATTACCTTGACAAACTGTCTGCTTGAGCTTGTGGGATTGATTATAATTATGTCACCAGAATTGGCTGATATTTCGAATAAGGTTCCAGACCCAGTGAGATTTGCAGTTCCATTTGACGTCACGTTTCCAGTCAAGGAAATGTTTGAAGTGTAAACGGAAAGAAAATCAATTTCAGAAGGTCTCTTTTCATCATGAGTCGTATAGAGACCCAAAGGTGAAGTGCCTGCTGGATGAAGAATGTTTAAGAGAGCGGTTTTATATGAGCTCAATGCTTTATCCACCTCAATCTCATATGAGAAATTGTGGTATCTCTTGGAATCTTGAAGTCTTTGATCCCAGCTCAGGAAACTATCCGTTCTAGACCAGAATCCAGGATACTTGATTAATCCAGCCAGGAATTCAGCAGTCGCTTTAGCTTTACCATTACCATATTTCTTAACGTAAGTACTGGAATAAGGGGTTTTCAATTTAGTTTCAAAGGTATCTGTTTTCAAATTAGCCGCAGGATCTATAGTTCCTCTATAGTCATATACTCTCAACGTAGAATTGGGACGATCGTATTGATCCACATAGGCTATATACGTTGCTGTATTTGCGGATGTTCCTTGATAAATGACATTAGATTCAAAGAAAAATTGAGTGTTGGATACTGGTTCGATCTTTAGATCTTGGACTCTTAACGAGACTGTTGGCGTTCCGATATAATCAAATCCAGTTGTCGCCAATCTTATGGTTTGGACCCGCCCGACGTCGTCGACTCCAATATCCAATTCTTCTCCATCACCAAAACCGTAAGCAACAAGAATGGCTCCAGTTCCATTTGCTGCAGCGAAAGTATTTGAAGAATTAGCCACTCCAACTGACGGTATGTCAAAATAACCAGCTCCCATGGAAGTAACATTCACTGATGTTATTTTTCCATTCGAGTCTACTGCAAAGTTTGCATTGGCACCATAACCGACAGTAGAATTAAAAACTATTTTATCTGTTGCCGGATCATAGTTGCTGCCTCCGGAAACGATATCTACTGAAAGAATATATCCAAGAGAACGAATGCTTTGTGTTGTGTTATTTGTTGTCGTATATAAAACATCAAATTCTATAGAAGGTTCGGTTGTATAGTTGGTACCGCCGTTGGTTACATTTAAAGTTTTGAGAGGCGCGAAAGAAAGATTCGCATAAGAGAATGCATTGGCTAATATTGTGTTTGCGTTAGCTGTTATCGCATTTGGGAACGCATAAACCGAGCTTAATATAACATTAGCAAGATTCGCGATTGAATCCGTATTAACTTGAACATATATCTCTTTGGTAACATCGAGAGATTGAACTCGAACGTTCGCTCCGGTTCCAAGATCTCCTGGGGCACTAACGACTGTAGAAAGGGTGTTCGGATAATCTCTGAAACCATATCCACCCTTGACGACGGTTACTTGAGTTAAGCCTCCAGTTGTAACTTTATCAACATAAGCAACAGCTTCTATTCCTCCTTGATTTAACCCACCAACAATTGCAACTGGATCTCCGGAATATGTTATTATTCCGCCTTCGTCTCTTTCAGTTCCTCTATACTTCAATCCTCTGTTCTTAGGGTCGACTTTTATTGAAGAAATTAACCCTATAATCTTCTCCGAGAATATTTTTTTATTGCCAGAAGAATCATAATACGTTATGTTTATGTTTTCCCCGGCAGTAAATTGTTTAGTCAAATTTGAAATGTAAATCTCAACGATTTCTTTGTCAAGTTCGCTGTCGACGTATTTTTTAACAGACTCAATTCTACATTTTGATTTGGATGACGATCCAATTCCTATACACTTTTCTAACAAATTTAAATCTAAGTTGTCATTTTCTTGTGTTGTTAAAACTACTTTTATGGACTTAGGTAAATTCCACCTTCCATCTGATGCCCTAAGAACTTGTTCTTTGGGATAGAATATTTCTATTTCTTTATCGTAAAGAACTCTAAAGAGGAATTTTATAGATTCTATGCTTCCTTTTTTGGAATAGAATTCTCTCGCAGATTTTATTAACTTTCGTTCATCCAGAGCAATTTCTGGAGGAAAGTTGGGCAGAAAGTCTTTTCGAAAATATTCCAAGAATTCATCAGTTGTTCTATCTATGTCTTTATATCCAAGGAGATTTTTGGTATTATAGAGAACGGAACCTTCCTCGGAATTTTCGAGCCACTCATAATATGCTTTTATAAAAGTAACGAATGTTGGATGATCTTGAACGATGAATGCTGGTATTTGAGATTCAATTAGAGGAAGTATTGAATTGTCAGCAAATGCCATTATCAGTTACCAACAGGAATTAAGTCAATTGATAATGTTGAAACTACAGAAGAATCGTATGTCAACAATCTATTTTTATCAGAATAGAAATTGGATGTAGATGGAGTTACGAAAATACTTAATTCCGTTAAACTTTGACCCAATGATATAGGAGCAAAATTGTTTAATTTTACTATTCCACTAGAATATTCAACAGTACCGGCATTCTCAACAAGAACGACTTTATTTCCTGAAGAATCGTAGTAAAATATTCTCAGAGTTCCAACATTACCTTGAATAAGAGGTCTTAATTGACCAACTTTATTCGCACCACCGCCGGTTAATGTTGCTGTTGCCGTGGTATAATCCACGCCTTTTTTGGTAACAACTACTGATTGAATTCTCCCATTTACTATAACCGGATATGCTGCAGCACCAGTTCCATCCCCACTAATGGTTATTTTTGGGGTTTTTACATACCCGCTCCCAGGTTTTACTACAATAATTTGATCAATACCAGTAAAAGATTTTGGAGTTTCTTCAATGTAACATTGTCTTGTTATTCCAAAACTATCTTCAATTTCAAAATATGGAGAAGAGTAGAGTTTCCCCGCTCCAGCTCCGGCTCCTCTGATCAAAGAAGTTCCAAAGTTTAGAACATAATTCTCTGAAGTTCCAAGAGCTGGTTCGAATTTCTTCTGAAGAACTATATCGATATCACTAGCTTTAATTGATGGTTCGCTATCATCTATGGCTCTAAGAATTCTTGATTTGTAGAAATATGCATTAAAAGAATTAAATGCTCCGGCGCTATATTCTGCAACAGCTCGCCTAACCAAACTCTTCATCTGCTGCGGCGTTCTATTCGTTTCGTTTGGGTTGTATTTTACTGTCACTGAGAAATTCATAAAATTATAATCAGGATCAACAAATTCCGGAGTAACCGTTAAAACGCTAATTGGTTTGATTATGTTTTCTACCACATAATCCTTTTCTTCTTCTGTTATGTCAAAAGCGAGTTTCGGTTTGGCTGAAATGAACACTTTACCATAAACCGGCGGGTCTTCTTCTTCACCACCCCATACAGTCACGGCATCGAAATATGGATATTTCTTATTCAACAAAGTTATGTAATCGTTCTTAGTTACTGCTCGATTCTGCGCGATAAACGCTTTTGGAGCCGAAAACTTTATGTCGTCCAGAAGTTCAGGATAAGAAGCGCCAGAAGATTTTCCTAATGCCGTAGTTGCCGAAGTCGATCCGGGAAGCAACGTATATTGTAGTTTGAATTTACCAAGACCATCAGCCTGTACGCCATTTGATACGATATAGGTTGCAATTACCAGATTGTCCTGGTCCAATCTTTTTCCGATTATACCGTCACCGAAATATACTTGATAAAGACCATTGATATTTTCTTCGAGATAGAACACCTTAGAATCGGAGGTTACTTCCGTTGCGTCTTGTGCCAATTTATAGATCGATCTTTCTGAATTGGTTGCGGACTTTTGTACTGCTATTTGTAACGTCGACGTGTCAATGTTGTAGTCTGGTAAAACGAATGTTTGCGTTCCGTTTGTTTGGTTGTCAACGAGGAAAACATAGCTTGCCTCCTGCCCTTCCTTCAATTCAAGATCAGTGAACTTGAAAATCCTTCCTGTATTGGCAACTGTTTGATCAGTTATACTCAAGAATCTATATGAAGTTCCATTCAGAGAATCTGTTATAAATGGGGTGAACCTTGGTATCGTAAGAAGAGTCGTTGAATCTGTTACTGCTTTCGTTATGGATACGTTTACGACTGCTCTTGAAGTTGTAGCCGAACGTGGCGTGTATCCCAAGAGTTTTGCGTGCGACACAACTGAACTGCGAAGAGAAGATGAATCTAAAAACATCTCATTCGCAATCATGTTCATGTAAAATGCATTGTAGTGCGTATTATATGCAAGTATATCGAGCAAGATGTTAATAGCCGAACCTTCAAAATTATAATCCTGGAATTCGGACTGATCTTTTAGATACGATTTAAGGTTTTCCTTTATCGTTTCAAAGTCTAAATCGCTGAGTCTTATTTTGGATGGAGTTGCCATTTACCTTACTCTAGATAGAAAAAAGTTTACTCGGATGGGCGAAGTTACATTTAACAAAGAATAAGTCAATTCAACCTGATATCCGTTTTCTTCATAGTTTGGAATTACTTGAAGATCTTCAACAATAGCTCTAGGCTCATAGTTTTTTATCGTGTTTAATATGTCTTCCTGTAAGGTTTGAGATGTAATAGAATCCATTGGTTCGAATAACATCTTTCGAATGTTGGTTCCGATCTCGGGTCTAAACTTCTTTTCATAATGACCCATAAAAATCAAGTTTCGAATTGCTTGCGTGACGGAAGAATAGTCAGATCTTTTGACTAAATCATCAGTGACTGGATGTTTCTTAAAAGAAATATCGAAGTCAGAATAGAGCCTTGTTTGCCTTCCCATTTTATTCTTTTCTGAACCCTTAACCTATTATTTATTGATCCAAAAACAGTTCTCTTTCCTTTTCTCTTCTGATCGTCAATCCCCTCAATACCTTTCCAGCTGCCTTGTTCCATCTCAAGAATTCATCAGCGGCACCACAATAGTCTTTGGAATTGAGTTTCTTAACTAAAGTCGAAGAGCCAAAGTTTCCTCCTCCGATGTTGTACATCAAAGAAAGGCAGGCGTCGATCATACCCTGAGTCAAAGGAATTTTAACGTACCGCTTGAGGTCGGGCATAAATTTCTTATTGATAGCATATGCCAGATATTCCTCAGCCTTCTCTCTAGTTATAGTATCGCCGAGCTTAACTGGTTTGTCGATCGCAGCCGCAGTTGAACCGTATCCTATAGTTATGGGTTCTCCGCCTGTTGCTGGATCTACATATGCATCGGCGCGGAATCCTTCTGATTCCTTAATGATGTCAATTCCACCAGATCCAATCGTCCAGGAAGATTTATCTACAAACGTTGCTCTGTTCGGGTCAAAGTTACATGTTTGAGGGGCAGTATTGCTCATTGGTTCCACCTTTTCGCCTTCTTCGGTTGTATCTTTGTATAGAGATCTCTCGTACGCATCTCCAGATATTGGATCAAAATCAATCAATCCTGGTATTAATGGAAGAGGAACTTCTTCTGGGATTGGCGCAGAATCGTTTTTAGTATCTCTGACTCCAGCAGCAGCAATTCCAGCAGAAGTTCCTGCTTCCGAATCTCCATTGTTTATGCTAGTCAATATTCCGTCAATATTTACTTCGGCTGCAGCAAGAATATTCGTAGTTCCGCCTGAAGTAAAGTATTGATCTGCTCCACTTAATACATCTATTTGAGTGTCAACGTCAATATTTAGCGATCTTGCTCGAATGTTCAGATCTTCTCTGACGCTCAGATCCAGATTCCCGGCAACCTTTACGGAAACGTCATTACCAGCCTCTATCTTAACGTCTCCTTTCACTTTAATGAGGCAGTCAGAATCAACGGTAATCGCCGCCCTACCCATAATGTAGATACTATCGTCAGCCATGACTATTTGATAGTTGGATCTGGTTATCTTTTCTACTTTAGACCCAGAGGGATATATTTCGTTGTACGTTCCAGAACGATGCGTTATTGCTATTCTTTCGTTTTTGGGTGTATCGTCAAGTTCAAATATATGCCCTGATTCTGTTTCGTTGGTTTGGTTGAATGGATAGAGAGGGTTAAATGCTGGGTATGGCTCAGACCAAGAAAGACCGTCAGCCGTCTCGATATTGGTGACAAGGTTTTGCTTTCTTCTGAAGAGCGCCGTGTTACCCAGATCCTGATTTCTGGCTGTCCTTGGAGTGGTCGGCTTCTCCAAATCTTCATCCAGAGGATATCTCAGGCTTTCTATCATATCTGGGTCTGCAACGTTCGCTTCTTCAATTACAACTCCGTTGCCGTCATCGAAATATTCAACTGAAACCGGTTTCTTCGGCGATAGCTTTATATCTTCTTCTGATCTCAGGTCGTGGAATCCTTCTCCCGTTTGCTTCAAATTAGTTTCGTAGCCCGGAATGGTGCCCATCATTATTGGGTATTGACCGCTTCTTCCGTCAGCGAAAAATCCCATGACGACTTCTGATTCTTTTGGAGCAGTGAACGACTTTGCGTTCAAAGAATGGACCGGGTGCGCCCAAGGAAGGTCTTCCTTTGGTATGGCTGAAAGCGATGGAGTGTGCCATCCGAATATTCGGACTTGACATCTACCAAGCCCAAGAGGATCGTTGCGGTTTTCAACAACCCCCATCCACCAAACGAACCCGTCTAATCCAGCATAATTCTTTTCTATCATGATTTCTTCAACTCATTCAATATTGATGAATTTTCTTGAGCGGTAGGAATTTCCTTGTTAACGCTATCTGTTATGAATTCTATTGTAGTGTTATATGCCTTTCCCACCATCGGCGCCATAAATTTATGGTTCACTGCAGAAACTATGTATTTCCCTGATCTATGTTCGTTGATCTCATAATCTTTGGACTGCGAAACCATGTTGGGAATTTCAATGTCAATTGCCGCTCCTACTTTTAATAGGACGTCGCCAGGAAGAGTCCCAACCATCTTGAAATTCGTCAATTGCCCCAGTTTAGCAATAGTTGGACCAAGCCACAATTCAAAGGACATTGGATTAACATATGGGTCAGAATCGTTCGTTATTACATATTTGATTGAATTGAAATACGAATCGAACAGGCTGACTCCCAACCGATTGGTAGATTTATTTGCCATTAGGTCTTTGTTTAACAAAGTTCCCTTGAAATTGTATCCGTTATAGAAAGTCGGTTGGAACTGTCTGTTCACTATGTCATATCGAATAACCGTCGACGAATAAGAACCATAGCGAACCCCTCTGACTATATTAAAGTCTTCTACGGAATTTAGATAAGTGAAAATTTTCGAGTTCTTTATATTATCGTCACCAAATTTGGCTGACTTATAGTATTTCGAATAAGAGGGGTTAGTGGCTAATGTCTCAAAGGAAACGAAGTTAAATCCGTCGCGGTTTTCGAAGAAGAAGAATACGGATTTATTCTGAGCATATGCTCTCGTCGACAACCAATGAATAGCCTGCAATGGATCCATGTTCGGTATGATAATATCGAAAATGCCTTCGGTGGGTTCTATTACCAATCTATCTGGATTTATCATCAAGAAGTTTTTCGCGATGTCATAAACCATATCGCTGATGCGAGCGCCCTTGTATGATTTGCTGACCTTTAGGCAAGAAGAAAGTACGTTTTCTTCTGAGCAGAAATTTATTACATAGTTGAGGTTTTGCGAGCTGGTATATGTTCTGTTCTTTATGGAATAAATTCTAAACGTCTTCTCGATTGGTTGATCGAGCGAGGGCTTATCGATGGTTAGTTTTACATATTCATTCCCGTGGACAGAGAATATAGCCATCATATCTAAAGCATCTGACAGCAAAACCTCACCGGAAATTGTCGCTGAAAACAAATCTTCATATATATTGAGTTCTAGAATCAGGTTTGTCAGATCGACAGCCTGCCCGTCGCTCGTATACATCATGAACGATTTTATCTCATAATCGCTGGCGTTAAAAACGCCTGGATTTGACTGCGTAGTTTCTGCCATTATTTCGCCATCAGAGTCTTGAGCTCATTTTCAATTTGCTTGGAATATGCTGCATCAATTAGCTTTATATTTCTCTTCGCTTCATTGGTGTAGTATTCGTAATCGTAATTAGATATAGAGTAGATTCTCTTGCTTATAGTACACTCCGTTCCATCCGGAGCAGTAAAAATTTCAGAAAACGTCTCTATGTCGCCATCGTTTAATGTCGGTATGTATCTTTCTTTAACTTCTCCCGTTGAGAAATCGTAGTAATATTGACTGACTTTATTGGAAATAAACCGAGTGGTCTTTTTCTGTACAACTATGTTTGAAAATAGGCTGGCTTCTTCGGTGTGATGTATGGTGGTTTGAGCGTTCTGAACTGATCCATACTTATTTTCTATATATCCTTGAAATGCAGAACCACTCATTGCAAAATCGAAATATGGGTCGACCACAAAGTTGGAGAACATAACCAACCAATGCTTGTTGACGTCACCATAAAATTTATGAGCAACCGACTCTGGAGTGTCATATTCTTGCATAGCATAGTCTGTGTACAGAGAACTGTTGTCTAGAATTCGCTTCAGAACTTTTGACCTAGAGAATATGTTTTTTACTTGTTGAACTTCCGTACCATCGTTTTCTAGGCTATACCTTATGTTTGTGAACATCGAAAAGTAATTTGCCATTTCAATAACCCTTCTCTATGGCTTCTCTTGTCATTATGTCGACCTCTTGGAACGAAAGCCTCACCTCAATATCTACAGGCTGTCCATCCTCGAACGTCATGAACCTTCCGCTGCCAACGTAGTTTACGTCTACGCTCTCGAGAACGCAAGTTCCTATTTTGGCAATAAATTCATTCTCTACACTCAATCCGTCTTTTCTAAAGTAGAATTTGATATCAAACTGAGAAGGAGGAACGAAATATCTAGCGCCAGTTTCCGCAGCGGGCATCGATGGAGCAGAGTGCATTCTAAAGGATTTAATTATCTTTTTAATTTGTTCCGTTTCTTTCTCGGATCTCGAGTTGAATCTAAAGTCGAACTGAAATTGCCTTCTCTCGGTTCCGGTGAAAAACAGTTCTACTTGCGGGTTTATAGCAAACCCTTGGCTTCTCACGAGCGCGTCTTTGAAGTTGTCCTTCATTCCGGCAGACTCGCCAATTCTACCAACAATTTCAGCGGCACCGGCAGCTGGAGTTCCTTGCACTATTCCTTCTAAAGCGCCAAACATACCATCACCACCTAGAGTCTCACTTCCGAATTTAAATCCGTCTAGTGCGCCTTTCAACATCGGGCTTCCTATTTGCATTAATGCACCAACGTCGCCGAACATGTCAGTTAAATCGACGTTTTTATAGTTATGCTGCTGTCGAGTCATCACAGTATCTGGCATATAAATGTTGATTGTCTTTTTCAACATTTTGGTTTTCGGTCTTTGAGAAATAATGTTTTGTGTCGCTCCGATGAAAGCTCCCTGAGCGGCTCCTTTAACTGCATTAGATTTTTCGCCGCCCGATAGAAGCCCGCTTATTAATCCCAATGACCCTCCAGCAGCGAGCCCAGCAGCAGCTCCAGCCAAATTCTGTCCGCTAAAGATATCTCTGTTTTCAGGGTCTGTTAATGTTGGAGGTCTAATCTGAGCCAATTTAGTTGAAGAATATCCCGCACCAAGAGCAGTGCTTCTCTCATCGTCAGTCACAAAGTTCTCGATTTTTGACGCATACTTTGAGCTTTCATATTCGCTGATGTAGAATGTTACCCAATGCTTTATCGGTCCATCTGGATCATCTAAGCCTTGAATTTCTATGGGGTATCTCAGCTTATCCATAGCAAATGGATCCTTGTCCATTTTGCCATCTTCCTTTTCATTTTCAGAAGAATCGGATGCATTTTCTTTATCGTTGTCAGACTCAGATTTAAGTTTCTTATCGGAATCTTCGTCATTGTCGCCGAATATCTTTTCGCCAACTCGTTTGACTTCCGACCATGTCTCTTTGGCTCTAGTCTCCAATTCTTTGGCTGCTTTTGAAGCTCCAACGACCGACGACTCAATCAGGTCTGCCAGCGACATATAAATAAACCTATTGCGTTGTTTTTACATTCTTTATTTATATGGCATATTCAGGCAAGTTTTTCCCCAAAAATCCAAATAAATATATGGGGGATCCCGGAAATATCTTCTATAGAAGCCTCTGGGAAAGGAAGGTGATGGTCAAATTCGATCTCACCGAAAGCGTGGTTAGTTGGTCATCAGAGGAGATAATAGTTCCGTATCTTTCGCCAGTAGATAACAAGTGGCATCGGTACTTTCCAGACTTCTTCATTGTTCTAGAAACCAAAGAAGGCAAAAAGGGAGTAATGATTGAGGTTAAGCCAGAAAAGCAAACCAAGCCTCCAACCAAGAAGGCGAAAGTGACTAGATCTTATTTGAACGAAGTCATGACTTGGGGTGTGAACGAAGCGAAATGGAATGCTGCTAGAGAATTATGTTCCCATAAGGGTTGGGAGTTTAGAATTTTAACGGAAAAAGAACTCAACATCAAATGAGAACGAAATGGCTAAATTGTTAGACAAACTTTCGAAAGAAATGAACTCGTTGGGTTTGGCAAGTAGAACTCCTAAGTCCAGATCCTGGATGCGCGATCAGATTAAATCTCTAAACAGCACCGGTGCTCGGCAATCGATCATCAGAGACAATCGGAACAAGAGAAATAAATCCATGCTTGGTAGAATGTATTTCTACTATTACGATCCCAAGACCAAAGACACTCTTCCATATTACGACAGATTTCCTTTGGTAATACCGATACAAAGATATCAGGATGGATTCCTTGGGCTGAATCTACACTATCTTCCAATTCAGTTACGGCTAGTATTCCTTGATCGTCTTTATGATTTTCTAACGAACGATAACTTTGACGAGAAGACTCGTTTTCGTATGACATATTCGCTGCTCAGTAATGTCGGCAAATACAAACAATTTAAACCTTGTTTGAAAAGATATTTGGCAAGTCATCTTCGGAGTCAGTTTATAGAAGTTCCGGCTGATCAATGGGAATTAGCTATATTCCTTCCGGTCGAGCAGTTCGTCGGTGCATCTAAAAACAAGATCCACAAAGATTCAAAAGACACAATAAAACGAGGTTAAGATGGCAATACTGAAAACTTTACTCGGGAAAATATTTGATAAAGACGATGATCCCGAAAGCAATTTATATAGGTCTACCATTCAAGACTTCGTTTCATATTTCGCCCAAGGCGGAGACTTCAGCCGCTCGGATTATTTCAACGTAATCATTGACGTTCCAAGACCAATAAGCGAATCGATTGGATTGAGTAGTGGAGATTTGATGTTTCAATGCGATTCTGCAGAACTTCCTGGGCGGCAAATAGATCTTCTTCCAATAAGGCACAATACATTTATCGATAGAATTCCAATCGACACGACCTATCCAGAAATAACGCTACAATTTATATGCCGACAGGATCTTCTCGAGAAGAAGCTATTTGATTTTTGGATGGAACAGATGATTGGATCTAAAGAAGATAGATACCATGGTCTAGTTAAATACAAAAGAAAAGATAATTATGAGCAGAGGTATGATTGCAACATAACTATTTTTCAAAAGTTCCAGATTCCGACTGAGGCTAATGCCGCAGCAATTAAATTGATAGAAGCCATGCCGACTTCAGTTGCTTCTATGCCGCTGAGTTGGGGCGATCAGAATTTTCATAAACTCAGCGTGACGTTTGCATATAGGAAATGGGAAGACGAAACAATCAAGTTTACTGATCTTGATGTTGTGACATACGAAGATGCATTGGAACTGGCTGACAAGCCGGAATCTGGAAGTTCGCTGCTGGATAAGATAAAGACTATCGTTGACGTCGGAAGGTTTGCTGACGTTTATTCTAGGCGTGGAAGTTCTGACGGCGGAATATTTGATAAGATTGAAGATATTTTTGATTGAACTTAGGAGGATGAATAGTGCCATTACCAAAAATTGATCAACCGACATTTAAGATTAATTTGCTCTCGAGGAAAGATCCAGTTATCTACAGACCATTCACGGTCAAGGAGCACAAACTTCTTTTGATGGCTTCAGAGTCAAATGAAATAAACGATATCGTTGCAGCAATCAAACAAATCATAAACAATTGCTGCTTAGATGATATCGACGTTGACGAGTTGCCTGTTATTGACTTGGAGATATTCTTCATAACACTCAGAGCCAGATCTATAGGCGAAATTGTTGATATGAAGTATAAGTGCAAAAACAAGGTAGATGAAAAAGAATGCGGAAAACATTTCTTGATAAAATTAAATTTGCTTCAAGATGTTCAAATAGAAAAATCCGAAATGGAGCAAAGAATTGCACTGACAGATACTATCGGAATGGTTCTGAAGTATCCAACGACCAGCATATTACAAAACATTATGAACAAGTCGAAAGAACATGGAGATATGCTGGACATTTCTTTAATCGCTGGATGTATAGATTACATCTATGACGAAGAGGAACTTTATTATGCTAAAGATGCGTCCGAAGAAGAATTAATGAAATTCGTGGGAGACCTGAGTACTGAACAATACAGTAAGATTGAAGAATTCCTTAGGAACGCTCCAAACATATATGCTGAAAAACAACATATCTGCAAGCATTGCGGATACGAACATAATATGAGGTTAGAAGGAATTGCAGATTTTTTTATGTGAGTATGCAATCAGAGAATTTGAAGAATCACTACACAACGAACTTTGCTCTGATGCAGCATCACAAATACAGCCTGACTGAACTTGACAATATGATTCCTTGGGAGAGAGAGATTTATGTTAATCTTCTTTCAAATTATTTGAAAGAACAAAGAGAACAAATGGAAGCAAAGAAAAAGAGAAAAAGGTAATATATGAAAACTCCAGGAAATCCAACAACCGCAAATGAGTTCGATAGAATGGAAGCTGCTGCTCAAGAAAAACAGGTAGCAGAAGACAGGCAGCGGATGAAAAATATTGACATAAAGATGAGTATGGTTGGATCCAAATTGATTGAGCTTACGGAAAAGATGACTGCATTCGAAAAGCAAAACAAATCAAGATCAGAAACAATAAAGAAAGATCGATCAGAAATGGATAGGATGGCCAAAAGAACTGCGGCTATCGAAAATTTTAATGAAGAAAGAGAATCCAGTTTCAGGCATAATGCAAAGAAAAGATTAACTGTTGCTGTCTTCGGCAGCGGTATTGGAGGAATGCTGAATCAGAAAAGGGATTTAAAACAAAAAAAAGCATTCATGCAAAGTTTGGACGAAGAAGATAAAGAACATAAACAAGATACTGCTGCAGAAACCATAGCGAAGGAAAATCCTCTTGGAGACAAGGATTCTTATGAAAGGAACTCAGAAGCCACATCGAATTCTTTGTTGGAAGTAAAAGAATCTGTGGAGAAAATGAGCGAAGAGATCAAATCTCTTTCTGCGAATACCAAAGAAATATTTTCTGTTGTTAAATTCATACAAAACCGGGTTTCACCAAAAGACGTTACAGTTAAGTCAAAGGTTGAGGGAGAAGATCCGACGAAAATAAGGTTCGATCCATTAGGTCCGGCTGGAAAGCAATATTCTGCGTTGAGCGAAAAGGGAAGAAAGACAAGGTTAGCGAGTAATGAAGAAGTTCGCGTGGCTTCCCTGAAGATAGCAAGAATGCGCGATGAAGAAGCGCCGACTAATGAATTTTCTAAAGAAAAAGCTGACATAGCAGAAGCATCTAAAATTGATATTGCAGCCAGAGAAGAAGAAGATCCCAACACAGCAAGATATGAAAAAATAATTGAAGAGCTGAAAGACATCAAGGAATTGTTGGAAAAGGGCGGTCTGGGTGGAATGTTTGGTGGTCTATTTGGTGGAAAATTTGGTGGAAAAATGATAGCCAAACTTGCCTCTGCTCTAAAGAATGTCATATTCAAAGGAGCAGGAAAAAAGGTTGAAGCAGAAGCA